GGTCTTGTAGGCTTTATCAATAGTAAGTTTCTTGATGCTGAAACTGGTCGTCTTTCCGATGAGAGACGCTGGTTACAGGCATACAAGAACTATAGAGGTATCTATGATACATCCTCTACCTACAGATCATCAGAAAAGTCAAAAGTATTTGTAAGAATTACCAAAGTAAAGGTTCTTGCATCCTTCGGACAGATTTCCGATATCCTCTTTGCCAATAATAAATTCCCCATTACAGTTTCCAATACACCAATTCCTGAAGGGATTGCCGAGTTTGCTCATTTGGCAACTCCAGAAGAACAGATGATTATGCAACAGGCAGGTAACGTACCTCTGTCGCAACTTGATGATTTTCTGGGAGGACTGGAAGAAAAGTATGGCAATGCCACCAGTCTGACAGAGGGACCAAGTGTTATTCCGGGTTCTCCACAGATCGAACCAGCCGCTATTGCTGCTCGTAATATGGAGAAGCAGATTCATGATCAGTTACTGGATACCAATGCAACGAATGTTCTAAGACATGCAATCTTTGAATCTTCCCTGTTAGGTACAGGTATTATCAAGGGACCATTCAACTTTGACAAGACCGTTCATAACTGGAAGATGGAAGATGATGAGAAGATATTTGAACCATATGTGAAGACTGTTCCTCGAATTGAAGCTGTATCCTGCTGGAATTTCTATCCTGATCCTTCAGCCACTAATATTGAAGATGCCGAATATGTAATACAAAGGCATCGTTACAATCGGGAACAACTCAGAGAGCTTGCCAACAGACCCTTCTTTAATGAAGATGCCATTGAAAGTGCTCTGGAGTATGGTCCTCAGTATCAGGAAAGATACTTTGAGAATACAATCTATTCAGAAGACCAAGACCCTCTCTATTCAGAAAATAGATATGAAGTATTTGAATACTGGGGTACACTGGACCTTCATCTTGCCAGAGAAATAGGACTTGAATTACCAGACAGTATTACTCATATGGATTCAGTACAGATCAATGCATGGGTAGTCAATAATAAGATTATCCGTTGCGTACTTAATCCTTTCGTACCTGCTCGTATTCCCTATCATGCATTCCCCTATGAACTTAATCCCTACCAATTCTTTGGTGTGGGCATAGCAGAGAACATGGAGGATGCACAGCTTCTCATGAACGGCCATATGAGAATGGCTATTGATAATCTGGCTCTGGCCGGTAACATGGTATTTGACATTGATGAAACACAACTTGTACCCGGACAGAACATGGAAGTTTATCCGGGCAAAATCTTCAGACGGCAGTCTGGTGTTACTGGAACTGCTGTCAACGGGCTTAAATTCCCCAACACGGCTCCAGAGAACCTTCAAATGTATCAGGCTGCACGACAGCTTGCAGATGAGGAAACTGGGATACCCTCTATCTCTCATGGACAGACGGGTGTAACAGGAACTGGTCGTACCGCTGCTGGTCTATCAATGATCATGGGATCGGCAGGACTCTCGATTAAAACTGTTGTCAAGAATATAGATGACTATCTGTTAAGACCTTTGGGAGAAGCATTCTTCCAATGGAACATGCAGTTTAATGATGACAATGCCGAGATTATGGGTGATCTTGAGATTAAGCCTAGGGGCGTTGCATCTGTCATGCAAAAGGAAGTCCGCAGTCAAAGACTTGTAACACTGTTGCAAACAATTGCCAATCCTCTTCTGGCACCTTTCATCAAGATTCCAAATCTTATGAGAGAACTTGCAATCTCTCAGGATATTGATCCTGATCAGCTTGTGAATAATACAGATGAGGCAGCAATATTTGCAGATATTCTGAGAGGTCTGAATGAACCCACTAATAGCCCGGAAGCTGCAACACCTAGTCAACAACCCGGAGGTATGGGAGCCAATGCAGGAGTACCTGCTGGAGCAAATCCAATGGACCCATCAGGCGTTGGGGGTGGAAATATCGGAGTTGGAGTTCCGCCGGTTGCAGGGGAAGCTGGCTTCACTGGAAATGATCAAGAACCTCAAGGACGTGGTCCAGTCTAATATTACCAATGATGATATATTAAGAAAGCAAGATAAATATAATGCCCATTAATGATTATATAGCAATGCAAGAATTTGCAGAACAAAATAAAGAGGAAATTCCTGAATATCTTCTTTCTATAGTTGATTCTACTATATATGATCAAGGAGAAGGTTCTCTTGCTCCTGAAGCTGCTCCTGATCCTAATTTTGATTATAGTCAAACAAGTTTAGCAAAAGCTCTCATGGAAATAGCTATGTTTTTTACACCTGTAATTGGAACTGTTAGGAGTATACACAAACATGGAAAAGCATTGGTGGAAGCATTTGATGCTTTTGGAGAACCTCCTCCTCCGGGTCAAACTCTTGCAGAAAGATATGGAGCACTTATTGAAGAATCCAAGCGTTCTGATCCCAATAGGGACGTTGCATATGGTTATATAGGTGGTCCTAATTCTTATAGTTTACCGGGAACAAGTTTTTCAGGAGAGATATCTGATCGAGATGTTTTAGATGCAGAAGAAATATCTCAAGAAAGAGGAGAACATGGAGTTGGACAACAAGTACCCAAGCCCGAACCCGAACCTGCTAAATCGACAATAATAGGTAGTAGCAGAGACGATGATTTAGGTTATGGTGCAGCAGCATTTGGTGCAGCACACGCAGAGGGACAACATGGTGAGCATGGTGTCGATGCTCCCAGTGCTCCCGGTCACGAAAGTCCGGGTGGAGATTATTTTAACACTGGCGGAAGAGTAGGTGCTCTCATACAGCATCTTCAAACGGGAGGAGAAGCAGAGAATGCAGATACAAACATGGAAGTTGCCAATGTTCCTATGGGGGTTGTGTCTGATGCTGATGGTGCTCCCGGTCCCTTTAGCGGAGGTACAGGAGTTGAAGATGATCTAGATATGGAAGTAGAAGCAGGTTCCTATGTTCTTAATGCGGAAGCTGTACAGTTAATTGGAATTTCAGATATAAATGAGGTAATTCGTGATGCATATTCTATTGCCGTGGCACTGGGTAAAGAAGTGCCTACAGACTATGATCCACAAAATAAAGTCCCTATTCGCATCTCTAATGGAGAAGCTATCATACCTAAAGCGTTGGTAGAAATTATTGGTCTTGATAAGCTGGAGAAATGGAACCAGAAAGGTCTTCAACTCAGGAAACAAAAAGAAAAGTTCATGGCTCAACAGCAGCAGCAACAGCCACCACAACAGCAACAAGTAGCATCTGAAGCTCCTATGCAACAGCAGATGGGACAGCTTATGGATAGGGGTGGTGAGGTTGAAGGAGATTTTGATATTCCTATGTCTCAAGCAGATGCACAAAGAAAAGATGCAGAAGAGGCATGGGAAAAATTTATGTCAACTACTGAACCAGAAAAGCCTGAACCATCAGTAATGAATAGTCGTGCTGAACCATTAGTAAAGACTAGTTCTTCTGAAGTAGAACAGTTATCTTCTGATGATACTATTCTTGGTGGCAGCGGGGATGATATTCTGGATAAGAAAGTACAGCCAGTACAAGTAGAAATACCAGAAGTATTACCATCAGTACAACCTAAAACACCTACATCACAACAAGAATTGGCTGAACAACTTCGAGAAGGTTACAGACGAGAACATGAAAATTTAATTGCTACTGCAATTAAGGATATACAAAGTAAAAAATATACAGAAGGAAAACCATATAAAAGAAGAAATATAAGTGCTGCTATTGAAGCAGTATCAAAAGTATTAGGTGGGAGTCCTAAATATAAAGAAAGAACAGCAACATTTTTAACAGAAATTGCTAATGCAGAAAGTTCTTTTGGAGGTAATCCAAAGACGAATAAAAAAGAAAGTAATATATTAGGTCCGTGGCAGGTAGGAATGGGAGATAATCAAGCTTATACAGAAATTAAAAGAAGACTTGAAGTCTATGAAAAAGATCGTAAAAATAAGAAAACTAATCCTAGATTTTCTTCATTAAGAAAAAATTTAGATAGCTTTAAAGTAACATCTTGGGGAAAAAATATTAATTGGGAAAATCTTTCAAGAAAAGATATGATGAATCCTTTGGTAAATGCCACTATTGCTAGATTATACATATCTACAATAGATGAGAAAGATATTCCTGCTACTATAGAAGGCAGAGCAAAATTTTGGGCAGAAAAATATAATACTTTAGCAGACAAAAAAGGAACTGCTGCTTATTATTTAAGTAAAAATTAAAAGATTTCGTCTGGATACCCGATAGTCGGCCCCAGACATTAACACCAAATAGGGACACCCAAGTTTTCTTGGCCCCCATAGGAGGTAAAGACCATGACTGATATTAACACAGAAGAGGAAACACCAGAGCCTACCCCATACCAGAATGCCTACAGGAGAACACTAATGGATGATGATCCTACTCCTGAAACACCAGACCCTGAACTTCTTGACCTTTCAGATGGAAATACTCAAGAACTTGAAGGAATGATACAGGCACAGGACAGTAAGGAGCATGATTGGAAAAAGCGTTATAGTGATCTGAAGAGCTATCATGATCGTAAGAATAACGAATGGCTCCAACAACAGGAACTTACTCAGGCCAAACTAAAACTGGCTGAACAGCAAGCTTCCACTCCACGAAATCTTCCAAAGTCTACTGAAGAACTGGAAGAGTTCAAGACTGAATATCCTGATGTTTATGATGTTGTGGAAACCGTGTCCAGACTTGAAGCGGATGCTCGTATGAAAGAAGTGGAGGATCGAATTGAATCTCTACGGAAAGCAGAGCAGGAAGCACAGGTCAGAACAGCAGAGAAGGAACTACTTTCAGTACATCCAGATTTTCTAGAGATCAAGAGTGATTCTGAATTTCTCACATGGCTGGAAGAACAACCTTCAAGTATTGCTGATGGTATCTACAAGAACAGAACAGATTCTAAATGGGCTGCCAGAGTGATAGACCTCTATAAATCTGATAAAGATATTGGTCAAAAGAAAAGAGGAAGACCCAGAAAGACTGAAGCTGAAGCTGCAAAGGCTGTAACTAGAACAGAAAGAGCCTCTGCCACTTCCAGTGAAAGTGAAAAGAAAATCTGGACTTCCACTGAAATTGCCCGATTAAAGCCACATGAATTTGAGTCTCTTGAAAAGGAACTTGATAAGGCAAATCGGGAAGGAAGAATTATACCATAATAAACACAAGGAGACTTAATCATGGCTGAATTTAGTTTAGCTGCTGGTTATCAGAATTTACCTTCGGGTAATTGGGTACCGGCAATTTACAGTCAGAAAGTACTCAAATTCTTCCGGCGTTCTTCGGTTGCAGAAGCTGTAACCAATACCGACTATGCTGGAGAGATTGAGAACTTTGGTGATACTGTAAAGATTATTAAAGAGCCTTCAGTGACTGTGTCGTCCTACACTAGGGGTGCTGTTGTAAACACCCAGAATCTTGCGGACAATCAAATTACCTTGACGGTTGATCAGGGTAACTACTTTGCCTTCAAGGTTGATGATGTGGAAGAGCGACAGAGTCATGTAAACTGGGAAGCTCTTTCGACTTCTTCGGGTGCCTATAGCTTGAAGAAGGCGTATGATTATAACGTCCTGAAGGTGATTAGTGATAATGCCTCCACCGATACTACAAATCTCGGTGCGGCAGGTTCTGCTATTTCATGTAATACGGGTAATGAGTGTGCTAACTATCTTAGTACGTTCTCCCGTCTTCTGGACGAGGCTGATGTTCCTGAAGACAATCGTTGGATTGTGGCACCGCCACAGTTCTATGAAATTCTTCGGCAAGCTGATGCCAAGTTAATGGACTCAAGCGTAACTGGTGAAGATGCCTCCGCTCTCTTGAACGGTGCTGTTACCAGTCGTAAGGTTCATGGTTTTAGTTTGTATCAGACTAATGCGATTACTGTTGGTACGGCAGGTGTTGCTGCCAGTCATACTTTTGGACCCTCCACTACAAGTGGCGAGACGATTGTTCTTGGTGGTCATAAGAGTTCGACATGCACCGCTTCTGCCATTGCCAAGACTGAAGTTATTCGTGACCCCGACAGCTTTGCTGATATCGTTCGTGGTCTACACGTCTTTGGTCGCAAGGTAATTCGTGCATCTGGTACTGGATTTACGGGTGTCTATAAGGGCATCCCTGATCTGAATACTTAGAAGGAGGACTGACTTATGGCTACTCATGATAAAACGGGTAAAGGCGGTACGACAGGTCATCCTTCAACGGGTGGTCGTAGACCTTACCTAGTAGAAAATACTAGTGACGTTTCGGACTATGATCCTGCTGCTGGTGACATCATTCAGATGATTGATGTTCCTGCTGAAACGCTGGTTATGGCGGCAGGGCTTGAAGTTCTAACTGCAAGTTCCAATTCAGTGACCTTTGATCTTGGTATCACGGGTTCAACTGCTGGACATCATGATCCTGATGCTTTTGTGGATGCTTATGATGCCACAGGTACTGGACATGCTCCAATGGATGCCACTGATGCAGCCGCAATGCTCATCGTTAAGACGGCAGATACCATTGATGTTCTAACTGCTGGTGCTCAAGATACAGCCGGTAAGTTTAGAGTATGGGCTGTTCTCTGTGACATCTCAGGTGTTGACGAGACGGATCATAACTAAAAATGATTGTACTGGGGAGAGCCTTCGGGTTCTCCCCTTTACTACAGGAGGTATAGTATGGCAGTGGAAAAGTTAAATATTACTGATATTGATAAACATGATGGATATGCGTCTACCATCAAATCTGGAAATACAGTTTGGAATGCCAGAAGTACACAAAAAGTATACAGGGAAGAAGATAAAGTAGAGATATTGGAAAAAAAAGTTAATGCTATGCAGGATACTCTGGAGAAAATTTTAAAAATTGTAGGATGATATTATATATCTATTATACTTTCATGGAAAATTCAAAACTTATGGCATTTATAAAAAAATATTTCTCTAGACATTCAGTACTAATAGGAATACTTTTTGTATTTTTAATTATTTTTGGACATAGCGCATTGGTGAATGCACAACAGCCACAAATGAGAAGTGGTCCACCCATATATTGTGGCACGAAAAAGATCATACATTCAGGTATAAGAAAATTTGAAGAAACAGAACTTTCTGTCTTGACTAAATCAAATCCTTCAGGATTATATTTTATACTTTTCAGAAGTTTTAATACAGGTTCATGGACTATCGTAGCTTATAATGTTCCCAATCTTTCTCCTGAATATTCTTGTATAATGTTCAGTGGAAATTCTTCCTATATTCTTCCTGATATAAAAGAATTACAAAAATCTTTGGATAAACAAAAGGAAGGTCTGGCTGAACAGATAAATCCATTATTAGAAAGTGAATTATGAATGGCAGATTATCTAACATTATCGAATAGAGTTCTGGAATCTCTCAATGAAGTTACCTTTTCAACTTCTGATTCGGGAACTGAATTTGGTACATCCAGAGGTATTCAAACTGCCGTCAAGACTTTTGTAAATCAATCAATCAATGATATTTATAATTCAGAACTTCAATGGTCTTTCCTTCATTCGGATGGAACACAGGCAACTACAGCAGGTACTGCTGAATATTCTCTTCCTTCCGATTACAGGCATGTAGACTATGATACTTTCATTGTAACACCAACGCAACTTGTATCCACAAATACTTTTGCATCAGATGCAAACTGGACACATTCCAGTAGTGCCATCAGTGGTGGTTTTCTTGTTCTTGATCAGAATGATTCAGCACAACAAACCATCACCTCATTTGTGGATAATCGTCAGTACAAGGCTACTTTCCGAATTACAGGAAGTACAGTCACATTAAAAGTGGGAACAAGTTCTGGTGGAACACAAATCAAGAATGAAGACTTTACAATATCAAATACAGGGGAAGGGGAGGTACATACCACAACCTTTGGGGCAACTGCATCTACTCTTTATATAACTCTGGAAAATGGAACTAGCACACAGGCAAATGTAGATTTTATTAATATCACGGAAGATACAAGTCCTCAAAGACTCAAACATATTACATATGAAGAGTTTGCCAGAAACTACAGAGAGACAGATGCATCCATTGATTCCAGTAGCTATGATACTCCTGAATATGTTTATCCAACTCAGGATGGTAAGTTTGGTTTGCATCCAATACCTGACAGGGGTAACTATACTGTCCTGTTTGAATACTGGACCACTCACACTGAGCTTTCTGCCTATGATGATACTCCAACTCTGGCAACTAGATATCAAGATATAATTGTCAATAGAGCTAAATATTATGCCTATATGCTGAGAGGTGATATAGAGTTTGCATCAATGTGTCTGACTGAATATGCAAAGGGTATTGAAAGAATGAGAATTGAACTTATCAACAGAGATGAAATAATGAGGTCTGTCTAATGTATGTAAATCCACAAGATGATAAAGTAAA